CCCCTCACGAGCTCTGAGAACTGCAATGCCCACCACGGGAGGGGCTCCTCTGCTCTGGGGCCGGCACGCCGCATGGCCTTCTCGGCCATCCGTAGCACCGCCCTCTCAAAAGCCGAATAGCTCGCCACCAGACACGCCGGCGGCTCACCCATGCCGATCTTGATCGACATCAGGCGAAGCGCCGTCGCCAATGGCTTGTCCTCCTTGGCCTCCCACTTGTCCCCGGGATAGGGGAGCTGCGCGAGCGTACGCGCAACGTCGCAGAACACACTGACACGACCAGTAGTGCCGGTGTAGAAGATGTAACCTACATAAAGGAAGGGGCGCTCCTTGAGTGCCGCCACCAGCGAGGTCGCCACCGTATTGGAGTACGTCTCCAAACGGATTTCGAAGCCGAGCTCCCGCCCCACGGCGAGGACCTGCTCCGACAACCAGCTCTCATCGCTGCTCTTATTGCCCCTAATCCGCGCGGCCACCCGTTCACACGCCACCTCCATGAGGATGTCGTTGACCACGCTCTGCAGGGCCATCCCTGAGGGCCCGCCGTCCACCATTCTCACCCGGTTAGTACCGTTGACGATGATCGTGCGTTCCCGCATCAGGGCATACCACACCCACGCCCAGACGGGGTCTATGAGAGCCAACCGCTCGGCAACCACTTCGTGGACCGGCTCGGTGACCTCCCTCCGCTGGGACAGATCAAACGCAGTGGCGTCCAGGGCAAACTGCGTGAGCAGCGCACCATCCCTGTTAACAAACCACGTATCATCTCCGTTGTGTGTGTAGGCCGTGCCAACACGCTCCAACTGCTCGTCCAACTTTCGGACTAGCAGATCGGCACCCCCTTTCTGCAGGGAAATGCCCTGGGCGGAATGGCCCTGAATGAAGATACTCTCCTTGTACCGCTCGAATGCCTGGGTCACGGTAGCCATCCCCAGCCGCAAGGGCATGGGGGCCACAGTGTAAAAGCGGCACTCGCCGGACATCTGCTTTTTCTTGTTGTAATAATCGCTCTTGGTCTTGCCCAGGAACGTGACCAGCTCCGGGCGCTCTATCTCTAGGGTGCGCACGGCCTTCACCACCCCCTCCTTCCCCAACACCTTGTATGCTGCCCTGAATCGCTGGTCTAGGTCCCGCATCACTGCGAGCGCCACGTCCAGACTGAAGGCGTCCGGCTTGCCCAGTGTAGGGAGACCCATGTCCGCCTTATGGTTAAAGCGCACTGCATCTGCCAGGCGGGGATCGTTCTCGGGGAAAAAGTCTGCCACTAGTGGCTTGACATCTCCCTTACCATCCCACAGCCCGCACGCCCGGTACGCCTCCACGGCCTCCTGCTTACCAATCAGTCGCAGCCCAAGGGGCATGGACCGCGGCGGAAGCTTGTGAATGAGCCGAGCCGTAGACGCCTCGGCCCCGCACTTATACAGGTACTGCATACTGGCAGCCTTGACTCGCGTCGCCTCCCGGGTCCAATTTTCGTGCACCCCGGGGCCCGCTGTAAGTGGGAGGGAATTGTAGAAAGGCAATGCCGCGTCGATGGCCTCCCCGTCTAGAGGGCGGCCCTGGGGTCGTCCCCCACGGACGGCCACCAGGGCCTTCGGGCCAGGGGGGTGGGCCTGGGCCTCGGCCGAGTACGGGACCAACCGCGAGCGGAGGATAGCATCCACCGCATAACAGCGGGTCTCCTGCAGGAGTGTCCTCCGCAAAAACTCCGGGTCCTTAGTATGCCCCCCCCAATTATCGTCGCGCACCCGCGACTCAACCTCACTCCACGCAATGCGCGGATACATCCGGCGACGCCGCTGCTCCTCAGTCACGGGCTCGGGCTGAGTGAAATAGGGGTTGCTCGGGGTAGCCATGAGGTCTTTGTCAGGATTAAGTCTTTGGGGTTATTTCCAGATACGCCGCTGGATCGGAACTTTAATACAGGCGAGGGAGG